GTTTTATATCTCCTTTTTCAATTCGTGCTGTAAAACTGTTTTTGTAATTGAAGTATCAGCTCTTAAATTTGCTAATTCTTCATTTTGTTCTAATTTTTGCTGATCTGTCATTTGATTCATCATAGATTTCATCTTATCTAGGTTCATTCTCTCTTTACCTTCTTGTTCTTTTCTATAATTTTCTTGTGCTCTAAGATCTAATTCTCTCGCTCTTAGTTTAGCAATAGGATCATTGTCAAATTGAGAAGTAATTTCTTTTTCTTCCTTCATAAATTCTTCCATAGCTTCTGCAATCAATACAGCTTTTCTTGATTCTATTTTTTCAGATAACATTCTAGCTTGATTTTGCATTTGTTGTGCCATTTGTGGATTTTGTTGCATAGCCATTTGCATTTGTTGTAATTGCATTAATTCATTTCTGAATTCTACTTCTACTTGTTCTTGAGCCATTAACGAAATGTGTTCAAAAATGTTTTTTTCTAATGAAGCCATAATCGCAGGATTGTTTCTAGCCATATTGGTAGCCATAAAATTTAAATGAGCAGTAATGTGTGCTCTGTGATCTTGTCCTGGAAAAGCTTGGAATGGTCTCCCTGCAAGAGAATCAATATGCTCTAATGCAGGGTCCTTTGGTTGTGGGGGTAAGGGTTTAATTAAAATTTTATCAATATCTTTAACACCTAAAGCTTCATACATATTTCGGTATACTTCGTATTGATTATGAATTTGTGGATTGGATGTTGCTAATTGTAATTCAGTTTGAGCCAAACTAATTCTTTGGGTTTGAGAAAAAATATTTGGATCTGCAACAGGTAGTATGTCTACTCTGTCATCAAAGTCTGATTGTTTAATCATTCTTTGACCCCCTACTACATCATATGGATATTCTTGTGGTAAATATAATTTAAATACTCTTGCTAGTAATTTGAATTCTTGTTTCAGTGCTGCATAAATTCTTTTATGAATAGCCGACATTGTTCGACTACCTCTTTCTAAAAGCGCAACTGTCGTTCCCACTGCTGCTTGTTGATTCCCGTCCCCTATTTGAAGGTCAGCTATAGATGCAAAGCGCTGACCTGCTTGTACAACGACACCCATTAATTGTAATAGAGTTTGACTTGGTTCTTTGAAAGGTAACATCATAAATGAATCTCTAATGTTTCCTCCTGGAGCATCTACATCCCTGAATTCACCAGGTTGTATTGCTTGTGCGTCATCTCTAATTCGGATACCTCGTTGTTTAAAACCAGCAGGTAAATTGGATAAAGTTCCTGCATCAAGTAACTGTCGTAAAGCAGATGTAGCAGTTCTAGATAAACCACCTATCATGTGAATTAAACCAAAACCATAAAAACCTAGTCCTGGTAAAAATTTGAAATGTACAAAATATTGTATTTTATTTTTCTTTGGATCATCTATTTCATAATTACGTTTAATAGATAAAACTTCTCTAGAATTTTCTTCAATAGTTACAATGTAAGGAAGTTTAATTCCTGTTGGTTCACCGTCTTCAAGATTAACATCTTCAAAACCTTCTAAATCTAAATTGACGTGGCATTCTAACAAACTAAATACATCATCATCTCTACCAGATTTAGATCGACCTTCTAATTCATGTTCTTTTCTTTGAACATCATCTTCTTTAAGTTCTCCCGGTTTAATTTCTACATCTCGGTAAAAACCTGCAACTTGTTGTTTGCGTAATTCATTTTCTGAAATATTAATACGATGAATAATTGCTTCTGCATCATCTAAAGATGTGGCTGTATAAGGAACAATTAAATCATCTGCAGGTACAAATTTAGAAACTGCTCTTCCTAATACTTCATCATAATAAACTTTTTTAAAAGAAGAACCAGCTAAAGGTAAATAAAATAACATTTGATCAAACTCTGGTTCATATTCTTTCATTTGATCCATAAGTTGATAGTTCATAAAATCTCTAACTCGAGTAGATTGTTGTGTTTTTTCTGGAGTACTTATTCCAATAGTTTGTGTTCTTACAGGGCCATCTGCTGGTAATAATTCTTTGTACGCCAAAGCTTGGAACTGAGTCACTGCTTCTGCTAATACAGGGTGGGTTGCACCTGACGCACCTTGAAAAGGTTCGGTTCTTTGTTCGTATTTGAATCCTAATAAATCTAATCCAGTTCGGTAAGCGTTTTCCCAATCTTTTCTAGAATTTTTGTAATCTTGATAATTTTGAAATAACTCAGAACTTAATCTACCTAAAACATCATCAGGCAAATGATCAGCTAAGTTATCATAATGACCTATTCCTCCTTCAACAGAAGCAATAGCTGGATCATAGTTTAAATCTACAGAACCATCTTCATTTTCTTGAATTTCAACGGGACTACCTTCTTCTGCTAATTGTTCCTGTTCTTGTAGTTGTTCTTCTGCAATCTCTGTTTCTGAGGGTACAGTGATTGTTTGTTCTACATTAGGAAGTGACTTGTCTATGTCTGCCATTTATTTTCTCCAGTTTTACTGTCTTAACAGTATTATATCGTAAATTCAAGCCTTGCGGTTGAGGACCTGATTTAGGTGGTATTGTCTTTGTTAATTTTTTAGATTTATTTATCATAAGCAAATTTCTTCATTTCTTGATGAACTTCATCATCAATTCCAAAATCAATGTCTTTAAGTTTTCCATCCATGTCTGGTCTAGCTGTTACTTCGTCATAAATAAAAGCTCCTGTTTCAGGATCTTTTTCTAATTGCATTTCAAATTCTTCATAACCATAATCACCTTTATCTCTTATTTTTTTAATTCTAGTGCTTGAAACTCCTTCTACAACTTCGTAATCTCCTAATCTATAATTGATAAATCCATCCGGGTTATCTACTTTGCCAATAATTTTAGAAGTACCCATCATTTTAACTTTACCAATTAAATCTCCTAAATAAGTTGGAATACTGTCTGCAGATCTTGTAACGGCTTCAATAACTTCTGGAGCTGCTTTGCTTACCGGTTTAAAAATTTTAGGACCTAAGAAAGGAACAGCTGCAGCTAATGTTAAAATACCTTTAACAAATTTTCGTCTACCAATATTAGAAGGTTTACCACCATCTGCAAGTTGTACTCTTCCACCACCTGCAAAGGCTAATTCATAAGGTTGACCGGACGCTGCTTCTACTCTGTCTCGAAAAAAATTTACTAAACCGCTTACACTAGCTTTTCGTTCTGCTGCAACTTGAGATTCTTCATTAGCAATATTTTCTTTTGCAATTGCTTTTTCTACTTCTAATTTTTTTGTCTCTTCATCCGTCATTGGTTGGGGCGTACGTAATCCAACTAAACCTTCATCCATTGCATCATATTGACTTGCTTCAAAAGACATCAATGCATTTTTCTTTTTTTGTAATTCTTGTCCTTCTGGTGACATTCGATAAAATTCTTTTGCCGTTTGATATACAGGATCTAATCCAACAAATCTTGCAGCTAGTTCTGGTCCTGATTTTCCTTCCATGTATCCAACCCCTGTATCATAAATACCATAAGCTACTCCCGCTCCTCCTAAAAGTTTTAAACTTGCTTTTCCAAATTGTTTTGCTGCAACATTATCTGCAATGCCTTGTATGTATTCTCCTGTAGCTCTTGAAAAGGGAATAGTTTCTGCATAAACTCTTGGAGCACCTTTTGCTGCGGCACTTGAAAGTTTAGCTTTATTTTTTTCAATTTTAAGTTCATCTGCTATTTGAGACAAAGGTTTAATATCGGATGGAACTTTAAAAGAATAACCTCTTGTGTTGTAATTTTTTCGAAAAGCATTTTGATAGGATTCTGATAAATCCGAAAAATTAGCAATTGTTTTTTCTGGATTATTTAAAGATACCTTAAATAATTTTATTCTTTTTTGTCCGGGTTTAACACCTTCATTAAGTTTTTTTTCATATTCTGAAACTGTATTATTAAATTTTTTAACTGCAGCTTTTATGTCTGCATCGGATCCACCTTCCATAGCCTCTTGTAACGCTCTTTCATTAATAGATTTTTTTCTATCAAATTCATATTTAAGTGCGCTGTTTATTTCTGAATCAATAATTTGTCCAAAGACTCCATAGGGTGTAGTTCCTCTTCTTACCGAAGATGAAATTCCTGCAGGTTCATCTATAGCATACGATGCTCCTTCTGGATAAGCACCTTCTGAAAAACGTTTAATAGCATTTTTTGTTGTTGCTATACTTCTTTCATCTACTGATTTACCAATTTGAAGTTCTCTTACTCTTCTAAAAGCAGGAGTATATTCTGCATCAGCGTTTTCAAAAATAAACTCAGCTCCCTTTTTAAATTTAGGTTTAATTCCTTCTACTTTTCTATCACCAGTATACGTTGCAGCTAATTGACCTACTCTATAAGCAGCTATACTTTTATCTTTAACACCTAAAATTTTTGCAACTTCATTTAAATTAGGGACCTGTCCTTTTCTAAAACTATCTTGAATATATGTATTATTATCTAATAATCTTAAATCATTTTTAAGTTCAATCACTTTAGGATTATTTAATCCCATTGTGGCCCCACGTTCTCCTACTTCTACTATGCCTTCATCCACATATTTTTTTATAGTTCCAAATTCAAATTTACCAATTTTTCTTACTTCTTGTCTGGAAGGTAATCTTCCTCTTTCTTTTTCAAAGTTAGCTACAAAGTCTTGCATTCTTTTTTTCGTATAAGCAATTCTTTCTTCGAAACCCATTAAATTTACTCCACCACTATTCATGGTTATTCTACCAATTCTAATCTTAGATCGTTTGTCTGGATCTAATTCAGCAAAAGATTTTCCATATACTTTTTGTGCAATTTGTTCTTGCATCTTAGTCGCTGGTTTTACTACAGGACTTGCAGATAGATCTGCTATTCCACCCGTTGCTAATTCTACCTGTCGTAATTTAGGATCTTCTAAACCTTCGAATGTAGGCATTGGATATTCGTAATTGTTTGGTTCTTCTACAATGGTAGCTGTAGGTAAAGCTTTCTCTAGCTTCTTGACGCTCGTATCTAGTTGCTTGGGACTAGCAGGTCGAGTCATGTACTTCATCATCTGGATATACTCAGAAGTTTTAATACCCATAATATTATAATCCCATTAAATATGCTAAACCACCAGATGCGTTAAGGGTTCTTTTTTTAGGTGTAATAGGATCTTCTCCAGGAAGAGCTTCTGGTGTTCTTTCTTGTTTACCTGTTAAAATATTTTTACCTGTTCTAAGATTAACAGCTCCTTTGATCTGACCTCTTTCTTGTATTAAATCAAGTAAATGATTATAGCTTTCATCAAACAAATCTAATTGTGAATTTAAATCTAAATCACTGTAATCTGTTTTTAATCTTACGTTTGCTAATTCTTCTGCTAATAAACGAGCATCATATTTAACATCATCACCAGTAAAATCTTGTGACTCCCCAACATTTTTGCGCGCTTGAATTAATTCATTTTCAGCGTTCTTATTTATTGTTTTACTTAACTGTTCTTTTTCCGATAAATCTTTTTGAAGCGCTTGATATTCTTTTTTTAAATTATCGATTTTTTCTATGGTTTTTTTAGCTGCTTCTTTTCCACCTTTTCCTTCCATATTAATACTTCCCAAATAACCTTCTAGTCGATTTAATTTTTTAAGATATTCTGGTTTTAATTCAGATAATGTTTTTGCTGTTAATAAAATTCCTTTAACAATAGATCCTGTTGAATAACCAACTCTTCCACCAGTTGCTTTCTTTTCTTTTTTTTGTTGAACCAATTGAATTTGTTGAGGAGTTGCTCCTGTAATAGAAGTTATAGTAGATTCATCTGCTCCCATTTTTAACATTTGTTTAATTTGTTTTTCTTTAGCGGGATCAATGCTTCCTTCTGAATAACCTACTCTTCCTCCAGTTTGATAACCTATGTTAGACATAAATTGATTATGCATTGAATTAACTTGCGACATATCTCGTTGAGAATTTAACCCTAATGGATCTGCAATAGCTTGTTGCATTATTTGTTGATTTGTTGAATCTCCTTCTTGATCTTGATTCATTGTAGTATTTACTGTTCCTGGTGCATTTAAAGATCCCATTGTTCCATACGCTCTTGCCGTATTTAATGCTAAAGATCCAATCGGACCTAATACAGCACTTGCAATCATAGAACTAATAGGATTTGCTCTTGACATGTTAAATACATTACTTACAAGATTTCCTAAACGTGTTCCTGAATAAACTCCTGGATCAGTTGGTCCTCCCATTCCTACACCAACAGAAGCTGCTCCTGCTGCAGTTGATGCAACGTTAGCTGCTTCGGATCCCATATCACCGGTATCACCAGAACCTCCGCCACCTTCATCATTTCCTCCTGCTCCATCCGCTCCACCTGCACCACCTGTATCTCCTGGACTAGATGCAAAGAAACTTGGAATACCATTTATTTTTTTACCAGCGCCACCTAATAGTTTTAATATACCTGCTTCTTCTGGATTAATGTACGCAAGAAATTCTCCTGGAGGAGCTTTTGCTTGTAGTTGTTTTAATGTCATTCCACCTGTTGCGTAACCCGCTCTTCCACCGGTTGCGAATTCTTCTGGTTCTTCTGATCGTAATATATTTTCTTGTTCTGCTTTTTTTGCTTCGTCCAAGTTCATCGTTTGTTTTGTTTCTATTTTTCTTGGTTTGATATTAGGAAAATCTTTTTCAATTTTTTTCACTGCTTCTGTTGGTGAAGTCATTTGATAAAAATCAGGAACTAAACTATCTACTTGTTCTAATGCATCTTCTCCGTAATTATTTCTAAATACGGTAATGACATCTTCTTCATTGGATGCACCTTTAATTACATCCTGTATATTCTTAGGAACTTTTAAAGTTCCTTTTTGTACATCATCCATCATCTTATATCTGACCGCAGCACGAACCAGTCCTTCATCTTTTAGTTTGGACATTGCTTTTTGCGATTGCATGACATCTCCTAAAATATCATCTAAGGTTTGACCTTTTCCTTTGGCAATATCTTCTAGTCCCTTGCCGCTCGCTTGGAGCTGCTTGATGCGAGATTCGAGGTCACCCATCAAAGTACCTGGGGGAGCCTTTTGTCCTGCTTGTTCCGTTAACGATGCAATCCCTTCTTTAGAGACGGGTTGCTTGGTTCCAAATTCAAACACTTCAGCAGAAGGTGGATTGATTCTATTATCTAGTCTTTGAAGATTTCCTTTTAAAGTTAAAATCTCTTGATCATTCATTTTAGGAATATCAGGAATTAATTTTTCAATATCGTCTCTTGCTTTTTTTGCAGCAGCGTCTGATGCTGCTTCTATGTTCAATTCTGAATTTACAAATCTTTTTGTTTCTTTATCCGGTAAAGTAATAACATTAGTTCTTGTACCTATAGTTTTAGATAAAGCTTTTTTACCATAAAGTTTTTGAATTAATTTTAAAAGTTCTGCTAGTGCTT